AAGGCGATGCTGGGCCATCACAGGCTCTAGGGTATCCAACATCCTTGCTTCCTTCCGCCCCGATACACGGAACTCCTCGATGCCTATACGCCCACAGTTCTCAATGAGGAATGGGGTAATGACTTTGGAAAAGAGACCATCACCAAAGTTGGACTCTACCCGTACCATTTTGATACCATATTCCAAACATAATTTAGCAATTTTGTTTAGGACAGCATCATTGTATCCCCCTTCCCATCCAGCAAGTTCATGGATATAGATCATCCCACCAGCCGTGGAAGCGATGCATACCGCAGTCTCATCTGCTCCACGACCAGAGGGATCTATGACCATGTGTCTATGTTGATAGTCCACATAGCTTGAGGATATGTGCATAGGTTCCATGATCATATCCCCACCCAATCCCCAACTAGGCATCTTCTTATTGGCGTTTTGACCCTGCCAGATGACTTTCTCTGGAGCCTTGTCAAACGGTACATCGAATACGATGAGATCGGACAGCTTCAACGGATACTTGTCTATATCTGACAGGGTAGTATCAAGCATGTATTGCAAGGCAAAAGCCTTGGGTCCAATCTTAGCCTTGCGTTCCATGAGCATTTCCGTATCAAAACGCTCAGGCTGGGTGGACTCGCCAGCAGCAAAACTAAGATCCCATATCCAATCAGCAACATCCTCGGATTCACCGGGAAGGCTTTGGTCAGGCATGAGAGCAGGATACTTGACCATTGGATATGATTGCTTGAGTACTGTGTATATTGATTCCGCAGAGTGCGGTGTCCCTAGGAACAGGACTCTTGATCCCTTGTTCCTGACGGACTCTAGTTCGGTTAGTTTGTGAAGAAGACGCTCTCTTGCTTCTACTGTTTGGGTATTGGTTGAGATCTCTACGTCATCACAGACAATAAGATCTGCGTGAAGTCCTGTGATCTGAGAGGTGGATCCTCTGGCAGTGCAGGATAGATCCTGTGTGAATGATGTTCTGATATTGTGATTGAAGCCAAGTGCCGAGTCCTTGGTATGCTCATCTGGAATCATGTGATTGCAGTATGGCACCATGTTCAAGATCTTTCTTGTTTGAGACACAAACTCAATGGCTTTCTGTTGGGTGGCAGACAACACCAATACAGTCTTGTTTGGGTTTGCCATCATGAACCATGAGGCAAACATGGCGGTGAGCGTGGACTTCCCTGTTCCACGCCCAGCCGCCAGAATGAAATCGTTTGGCCCATACTGAAGTTGTCTTGAGATTTCATATTGCATGGGGGTAGGCTCTCCAAGTCCTAGGTGCTTCATGCAAAAGAACACATGGTTCCTGAAATCATTAACGACTTCTTCAGTAGGTTTAATCAATATGTAGATTCCTTGATCTTGAAGGGTGCAGCCTCGGACATTGCCTTGGTTACTTCTTCAAGGGCTTGGCTTGGGATGCCATCTGCCGACTCTCTATTGTCATTGATGATGCCACGGATGACAGTATACAGCCCCGGAGTACACTTGTCAGGATCCTTGAGATCCCGAACAAGTGAATCCAGTAGCATCTCATTTAAGATCTGTACTTTACTCTTCATCGAATAAGACTTCTAATCTTAGAGATGGGAAATACACATCCTGCGATGTATCCGGCTAGGCACATCAGCCCAGCAAACCACAAACTTCCTAGGAATGCTTCCATTGTTTTTTCTCCTTCTTGTATGCAGCATCAAAGTCCTTGTCTGTTGCTCTGAGAACAGCCACGGCTTCTCTGATGCTTGTTCTGGAAGTATCGTCCTCTGCCTCAATCATCAACTTTGCAGTTTCTTTTTTACCTTCGGGAATCATTGAGGCAAACAATCTCATAAACGCTCTAATTGGTTTTCCCAATCCAAGGTACCATAGGATGACGAAGGCTCCTATGATTCCTAATGACAACAATCCGTATTCCAGTATTGGTGCCCACCATGGAACTGTGTCATCAATCTCTGGTAACAGTTCCACGGTGTTATACATAATATCAATAATATCTTGTTGTTCTTTTGCTCCATGCTTTGCTTCATCACTGATGAGCAGAACATCCATATGCTCGGTTTTACGGACCTCTTCCTCAATAGTTTGGAATCGCTCTTTGCTTGACTGTGCTACTCTAGAAACCTCTACAACATTCTTTCCTATTTGTTTGGAAGGGGAACACCCATTAATTAGAACGATCAAGACGATCCATGCGTACTCTAAGCGCATCTATTCTCTCCTTTAAAGCAGCATCTGTTGCAACAAACTCAATCTGCGATTTGGTCAACTCTTCTACAATTTCTTTTAGATCCTGTAGTTGGCCTGTGTTGTAGATTTGGTTTGCCTGATACTCACCTACTCTTACAAATACTCCAGCCAAACCTATAGCAATAATTACTATCTGAAGCAATTGTAAAACAGTTGATAAGTCTGGGTGCCTTCCTTCCATTGTATCTCTCCTTTAGATTTCGTATACCAATTGTGTTATTGGATTGGTTTGTAATTTTTCAATAGCATCTGCTTTCATGTCATCCATGTATTGAATCATTCTTTGGCACACAGCGTGCCTTAGTGTTTCTTCGTCTTCTGGGCTGTTCCAATCTGGGGCAACACCATTAAAAAATTCTTCAGTATATGCTGCTCTATATCTGCTTATTCGTTGACCCATGGCTTGTTCGTTTTGTGGAAGAACTGTCCAATCTAGAGGATATGTCGATAGATTAAACGCACTTGGTACCCAAAAAGTTTGACCAGACCATAAAGTAAAGTTATTATACGACCCATTTTCCAATGCTGGATAAATCATTTCATCTCTTACTTCTTCACTACCTACAAATATTGGCAAGTAATCATCACCAATATTTATATATTGATACATTGGACATAGCATTGGAATTATTAGTTTGTTTTGGTTTCTTTCTTCATTATGTCTTTTACTTGCTTCTATATTATAATGCACCCATCTTTTAGTTTGTTCAGATCTTTCTGGGGCTACATATTTATCAAAAAATGAAGGTGATATGTAATCCTGCTTATCAAGAAGTGGACCATATGCTGCTACATACTGGTCTAATCTTTCATTTATTAAATGATGTTGATTACTTTGCTCTAAGCCATACCAAGTATTGTCATAAACAAAAAATCTGACATTTGGCTCACCATAAAAAGCCCACTTAATCTGCGGAAATGCAGCCTTAACTTGTTGAATAAGATCTATCATTTCAGTCAATGCTTGATAATAATTATCATCTGGTGGATTGCTTACGCCTTGAGCCAACCAACTCATGTATGGGGTTTCAAAATCAAGAATCCCATATTCTGCGTCGTTTAACCAAGGTCGTCCTGCAATGTAACTAAGAACTGCTGAATCATTTATAGTACCAGTACTATTTGAATCGCCTGCTGCTTGAGGAACATATAGTTCTCTTTTGTGTCCTTTAGCAATTGCCTGTTCGTTATATGTCGGTGTAGGTGGTGCTATTAAGGGTTCTGGTAAGTTGTCATAATGAACAGTAGATGAATATGCATATGAACCATCTCTAATCCAAATCTTATCAATTTTTTTAAGTTGTCCTTCTTCTCTAATCCATACATCGCTTATTTCTAAGGCTGTTCCTGTGTTGTCTCTAATCCACAGTTTTCCATTCTCTTCTGGTGGTCCTCCGGGTTGGCCCGGTCCTCCAATATGATTACTCATTGTTGGGCTTTCCTAAATATGATCTGACCTTCTGGTCCAGAGTCTGCTGGTGCCTCGTTTACCTCGATTACTACAAAGTAAGGAACGGCTGTTCCATAGGTGTGATTGCTTGATGTTGTCATTCTTAACGGCTTACTCACTACTGGGTTGGCTCTTTCTACTGCCCCAATCTCATAAGAGTTTAATCCGTCTCCACCAAAGTTATTAGCCGGTGCAGCAGTTGCTCTTGTTGTTGTGTGATGTCTTGAAACATGAGTTGGTAAATCAGCAGCGGTTGCTGTTGCGATGCTATCAATAAACCCATAAGCATTTGTTGATAGTTTATAAATACTTAATGGTTGGTTTATTGTTAAATCAACATCGCCCTTACGAACAACATGTTGAGAATTAGTTGGTGCATTAATAATATTTGCATTATTAAATGTAGCCAAGGGAGATGAGACTAGTGTTGTGAAAGATCCGGTTTCTGATACTACACTGGTTGCGTATATATTCTCAAGTGTGGATGTTCCCGGCACTTCAATATCACCATTAAATGTGGCAAGACCAGCAAAAACTGATGTTGTTGTCACAGATAAAGTAGTTGGGCTTAAGTTGGCTATTGATAATGTACCTGATAAATCTGCATCAACAGACCAAATCTTTTTTACTCTTTCTGAAGTAGATCCAATATTATGTAGATCATTTGCTCCGGGTAGTATATCACCATTAAAGGTAAGGTCATTAATAATAGATCCATACTCTTTGATATCTGTTGATCCTGCTTGGAACCTATTACTCAATATCTTGTCTGGGTATATTTCTGTACTATCTCCAGATAGTGAACGAATTGTTATCTTTGAGTTTGTATTTGAGTCACTAGCAATTACAATTGATTGGAGGCTTGATGCACTAGCACTTCCAATTGTTAAACTAGATGGTGTCCATATTGAATTGTTATCACTTGATCTTAGGCTTGTTATATAGGTGCCGTTTTCTTTGGCAATAAAATCATTTGAAAAATCAGCCGAGGTGCAGTTACATCCACCAGTTTGATCGCTGGAGATAATCTCAATAATATCATAATTCTGTGGCATGGTATCTCCTTATACTATTGGTAGTTTACTTGCTCTGGCTGGGGTTACAACTAGTGTTGTTGCACTTACAGCAACACCAATTGGATCCACCAATGCACCAGAACCTGATGGGGATGTAGATGTAATTCCTCCTGCATCTGTATCAGATAACCAGTACCAGTTTCCAATTTCCAAATTGGTAAATCCAGACACGGCTCCGATAAACACAACAGAAAAACTTTGGTTGCCTGATAAACCAGACAGTCCATCAATCATTCCTATTCCAAGTGTTGCTGGATCGTTTGCTTGTGCTTTTGTCCATAAACCTGTTGCATTATCTAAATAAACAACATCTCTATTTGATAACGAAGTGTTTGATCCTGTTACTTGCCAAGCAACATGGTTTGTTACTGGTGAACCAACGCCAGCAATAATTTGACCATTTGCATTTGTTTTGAGATAATCTGCACTTTGAACATTCTCGACTACCACATCCCAACCAGTTATTGTATTTGATGTTGTTATGGTTCCCATTGTACCAATATTTCCTGTTGATGCAGAAAGACTAAGGGTTGGGACAAAAGGCGAGTCGCATGAGGCTAAAGTACCAAATTGGGCGTCTCTGCCAAACCTAACTGCTGTAAATGGTGGCTCGTTATTAACATCAAGAGTATCATTACCATAGCAATCCTGTGTTTCTCCATTAGAAAACCACACTAATTTGTTTATAAATTCTACTGTTCCACCATCAATATAATGGCTTGTGGCACCAGCAAACAAACTGTCATCGTCTATTGTAAACAATACATCTCCAGACGATGTATTAGTTGAGGCTGTTGATTTGACAACCTCAAACGCATTGTGACTTGCTCTACCTTTAACAGATACCACTGGAGTATTGACTACTGTATCAGTTGGAACATAGTTAAACCAGTTGTTTCCAGAAGAGTA